ACCATCAGAGTAAGTGGTGCTACCATTTTATTAACTACTTCTTTCCACATAATGCTTACTCGTATAACGCAGGTTGCTTCTATCCTCTCACTATTGTTGTCAACGTCAATGCTTGGAGGTGGATACTTTGCATATAGATACTTTTCCTCGCCACAGTTTAAGTCAAAAGTTATGAACGAGGTGATGCAAGAAGTACAAAAAATATTACCTAGTCAGATAGATAAAAAACTACCATCTGTTACAGGTAAGTCTTTGCCTATTTAATGGAAATACCTGAGATATATATACCAGAAATATATGTACCTGATATACCAGAACCATACAGTAAACATTATATAAATATTGCAAAGCCACCAGATATTGATGTACCTGGTTGTACATATCAACATCGTGATATAAAAAATACAGGTAATCGTAATCTATTACTTGAAGATCCTAATGGTGTATATACAACGTGCGATGTGCCATTTCCTAGTTTTGTACCTCTTGACTATACACCTGAGAATCTTGTCATTACAGAAGAAGCACCTGTCAATAATGAAACTTCACCATTACCAGAAGCACAGACACCAGATGCTACGATTCCAGAAAAAAAGGAAAAAGAAATAGTTATACCTGATTGTCCTGGTAAAAATGACAGAAGGGTAGGTGAGTTTACATCAGAGTTGCGTACAGAAAGAGTTAAGGGTTATAAGAGGGGAGAAGATGGTATTGAATGTATTGTTATTTATGAAGACGTTCCGTTTATCGATCAATACATCCCAACTACTAGTGCTGTTGTTAATACAGTTGTTATTGCTACTGTCGCTGCCTCTACTCCACTATTACTTAATGTTATAAAACCACTTGTAAAACAAGTTATAAATAAGTTTACAAAAAAGAAAAAAGAAAAGTAAAATAAATATACCCTATTTGAAAAGGCAATGGATAGGGTGTCTAGGTAGGCAAGTCTAACCGTGCTTGCCTACTGCTCTATTTCATGTTTGTGCGGTATTACTTGATTTGGTGGAATATTAACAACAATATCTTCACAGGTAACTGCACTAGGTGTATTAGGCTTAAAAGTAACACCTAATTTTGCTTGTTTTGCGCATTGTTCTAAACGAAAAAGACTAATTTCCATTTTTGTTTTTTTAATTAATAGTTTTTGTGCTTCTATATTTACTAGTGTTGCCTTATGGCAAAGTGCTGGTGACTTTCCAAGTGGTATGTTTATTTGTGCAGAAATCCCATAATTAAAATTAAAATTTTCTTTTTCAAATCTAGGAGTTTCCTGTACATATTTTATTTCACCTGTATTTTCGTCATATATATTTTGTCTAGTAACAGTTTCTCTAGGCAGAGAAAACGAATGTGCATCTGTTACATAAGGTGTAATAGTCAGGCTCGGAGAAGCACAAACAATGCCTTGACTCATTTTGTAAGATGGCATTGCAGATGGCGTAATCATGGTGGCATTGTTATTCACAACACCTTGTGCATTACTGCTAGGACTTGCAACTGTTGTATTAGCTAAAACTTTTGTAGGACACAGTAATAAAACTATTGACCAAATGTAGTTGTAGTTTCTGTTGTAGTGCTTGTATTTATTGTTCTTGTTATTGTTGTCACTGTGTCTAAACCTGGTGTTATTAGTGTTTCTTGTAGAGAAAATGCACCTGCTGGATTTACGATTGTCCATCTTGGCACTGCTTCTA